GGAAATAGGTATTGAAAATCAACCATATAATAATAAAAATATATTATTGCAAAGAGAAGACTTAGATAATTTATTAAATAATAATGGTTTAAAAGATTTAGAGGTTAAGAATATTAACTTATATCGCGTGGCATTTGTTCATAAGTCTTATTGTACTATGAAGAATGCTGATTTTGATAAAAGTAATGCAAATTGCCCAACTGATTGTCTACCTTTACAAGATATGTCATATGAAAGACTAGAATTTTTAGGTGATTCATTACTTGGAATGATTGTAACTAATTATTTATATCTAAGATTTCCAGACCAAAACGAAGGATTCTTATCAAAAATAAGAACAAAAATAGTTAATGGCAGAATGCTAGGTTATCTATCTGAAAAGGTAGGATTACCTAAATTTGCTATAATTTCTAAACAAGTTGAAGAGTCGGGAGGAAGAAATAATTATAAAATTATGGAAGATATATTTGAGGCATTCTTAGGAGCACTTTATTTAGATTTTCAAACAGACACTGATATAGTATCTCTTCCACCGAATATTAGAATAACACCTTCTAGTGGTGCAGGATATTATATCGTAGAAAGTTGGATTATATATATTATAGAAAATTATATAGACTTCTGTGAACTAATTAGAATAAAAAATAATTATAAAGATATGTTAGTGTCGCATATGTTGCATTATTTACAGGATGTACCGCAATTTAAAGAATTAAATATTACAACTAAAGATAATATGCGCATCTTTAATTACTGTATTAAAGACAAAAATGGTTCTATTATTGCAACTTCAACAGGAAATACAAAGAAAGAAGCAGAGAATAATGTATCAAAAGAAGCATTACTATATTATAATGTGAATATACAAGAATATAATTCTCATATATAAGAATTTATAATATACCTTCATATAATTATAATATATAAGAATTTATAATATACCTTCATATAATTATAATATTATGACTGATAATATTAATATGAATATTACACATTTAGTTTTATCAGGCGGAGGGATGCATGGTGTAATGTTCATAGGTGCACTAAGATATTTATATTTTAAAAAATTAGATAAAAATATAACACATATCGCTGGGTGTTCTATTGGATCTTTTATAGGTCTTATGTTTGCTTTTAAAATGCAAATAAATGAGATGGAAGAAATAATATATACCGCTAGAAAAGACGAAGAATTATGTAATGTTCCTATAAAAAATTATATTAAATTAATAACCGAATATGGTATGTGTGATGTGTCAAAATTTATAATTCATCTTAAAAGGGCAGTTAAAAATAAATATCCTTTTTTAGATGATATCGTTACTTTTAAAGATATTGCAAAGAAATTTGGTATAAATTTATATATATCTTCTACTAATATTAATTCATGTGAAAATAGGATTTTTTCAATTGAAGATACTCCTGATATATGCGTATTTGATGCGTGTTGTGCTTCAATGTGTATTCCATTATTATTTAAACCTATATACATAGATGATTATTATTATGATGGCGCATTAACAAATAATTTTCCTATAAAAATATTTGAAAAAGTTCCTAGTGAAAATATATTAGGAATGATATTACAAAAAGAAAATAAACAGATTATTGAAAAAACTAAAAATATTAATCTAATATATATAATTAAACAATTGTTTACAATATTTAACAAATTAAGGGTAAAACATGTTCTTTTTGAGCAAATAAAAAATAGCAAAATAAATAATTTTTATTATCCTACTAATTTACCATTAGATAATACAATGAATATAACATTTAGTAGATTAGGAATGAAATTAGAATTAAAAAAAAAACAAATTGATGATATGATATTTGCAGGTTTCGAAAGTATGATGGAATATATGGATGAAAGATATAGTGATTATATTGAAGAAATAAACGAACGTACTAAACTTACTATAGATTTATAATTTTATTTTAATTTTAATTTTATTATTAATATAATAAGGTTTATTATTTATTATTTTAGCATTTAATGGTTTTTTATCAATAAATACATTGTTTGGCATCTGCAATAATTCATTGATAATTCCTTCTGATAATTTATTTAAAAATTTAGTATTTTTTATATATATATATTTATTATCTTTATAAATATTCTTTAATTTATATTTAAAATCACTGACAAATATCGAAAACTCATCAGATGGTAAATTTATAGGTGCGCCAATGTCTGCAAGCCAAGAATCTTTTGAAATATTTTGATTTACAAATGGACCCGTTATTCTTCTATAATCATCAAAAATATCATAAGTGTCTACGCTATTTATAGTTGTACATAAACCAAAATCATATATATACATAGAATATTTGCTAGTCTTCAAATAGTAATTTTTTCCGTTTATATTATAATGATAATAACCTGTTAGATTATTATTGTAATGGTATAAGAAATTGCCCCAATGACAATCTCTATGTATATATCCTAAATTATGAAAAGTTAATATTGATAAAATAATTTGTGCAAAAACATTATATAATAATTCATTATTCTTTAAAAAATCTTTTTTTTTACATAAATGCTTTAAATCGCCGCGCGCAAGTTCATTTAATAATATGATATATGTTCTGTTATTAATAATATCTGGTAATTTTTTATTTGACAATATGTTGCATTTAATTACTTTATAAGTTAAAATAAAATGTTTAGATATTTTTGTATTAATGATTAATTCTGTTATTTTACTATTTAATTCACTTTCTAATATGTTTCTATTGTTTTGTATCATCAGTTTAGCAGCTATAGGGTACTTACCAATTTCATTTTTAATTTTTGTAATATAGATATATCCATATTTACTCGATGTTCCAATTCTTTTTACAAGGGTTATTTTATCCTTTATCGTATAATTTATGATACTTGTTTTTTCAATATGTCTTACATTTAAACATTCATTATTACTGATATCTGATATTTTATTTAGTATATGGTTATAATAAAAAATTCTACTATCTAAATTATATTTTATATTTTTGTCATCAAAATATTTTTTGATATCTTTTATGCCAATAAATTTGTTATTTTTTTTTACTACTACTTTCTTTGCAGATATGTATTTAGAATCGATTTTATTAGACAATGACCCTTTTGACATAAATTTACTTTTATATTCGTGTGATGAATTCATTTGTGCTTTTCTATTATAGTACAATATTCTAATATATTAATATAATAGATTTGTTAATGAATAATACTGAACCTTATATATTTGTAATAGATTTAGATGGAACTATAATTGGAAATTGTACATATCAATGTGATATATATAATATTATGGAATTAATAAAAAGTAGTAAAAAAAAAGATTTAAATAAATATAAAATATTGTGTGATAAATCTTTAAATGATAGTTATAATGACAAATCTTTGCTCATAAGACCGCATTTTTTCTATTTTGTTCAATCTATGAAAAAATTATATTCACAATCGTATTTTTATATTTATACAGCATCAGAAAAAAAATGGGCAATTAAAGAAATATCTATAATAGAAAAAAATAATAATTTTAAATTTGATAGACCTTTATTTACTCGTGATAATTGTATTATAGATAATTATGGTAATATAAAAAAATCGATAACAAAAATATTACCTCTTATAAAAAAAAATGTTAAGATGCCTGCTTCATATGATATTAAAAAGCACCTTTTAATAATAGATAATAACCCTACATTTATAGATTATAAGGATAATTTGTTATTATGCCCTACATATAACTATATTAAATTTAATAATTTAAAAGATATAGTACCTGACGAAATTAATTGTAATAATATTAAGAATTATGTAACTAGATTAACAAAAGAACAGAGGATATGTAAAAACTATGATAGTCAGGAATGCTTAGAAAAAATATATAAATGGTTATATAAAAAATGTAAAAAAATAAATAAATATAATATGAAATATTTAAATGACAATTTTTGGAAAGATTTAGTGATACTAATTAAAAATTATAGTATAAAACATTATACTTCTAAAAATGTTGAAATTATGCAAAAAAGTATCAAAATATAATTATATAATAATAATGTAATATAAGAATGATATAAATGATATATGTTAGTTTTGATATTGGTGTTAAAAATTTGGCACTTTGCATAATTAAAAAGGTAGATGAAACTCATATTTTAGAAATCATAGATTGGCGCATAATAGCACTTGCGGATAGCAAGAAAGAAATTAAGGGAATTGAAGATATAACTGAAAGAATTTATATGGCGATGGATAACATAATGGGTGAATTAAAAAATAAAAATATAAATATAATTGATTATGTATTAATAGAAAATCAACCTTCAAATTTAAATGGTATTATGAAGACAATACAACATATAATATATGGTTACTTTAGTTTAATTAAATTTTGGGACAAAGATATTAATAATGTTCTCCTAATAAATGCTTCTTTAAAAACTAAAAATCATAAGTATATCATTAATATTGAAAATAATAAACAGGAAGACACTAAAAATAAGAAGGGATTTAGAAGAGATAAGTATAAAATTAATAAATTATTAAGTATAGAATTATGTAGAGAATATATAAGTGAAGATGAAGATTTAAAAAAATTATTTAATGAAAATAAGAAAAAAGATGATTTAAGCGATGCATGTTTGCAGGCGATATCTTATATTAGAAGCGTTGCAAAGGAAGATATTACTAATAAATATAATAAAATATATATGAGCGAATTAATTGAAAATAGTAAATAAATTACATCATTTTTAGAATATTATTTATTTTTATAAATGCGTATTAATGTAAATTAAAATATTATAATAGATATATAAACATTTAATATCAAAATAAATATATAATATGGCTTTAATATCAACTCTTAATAACAAAAATGACGATTTGATAGAGTTAAATAGGGACAGTTTTAAAAACCAATCTTTTAATTTCAATATTCCTCGCGAAAATAAGAAATCATTTGACAATTCGTTAAATAACGAATTATTTAATAGACAAAAAATAAGTGATGATGTTATATCTATGTCATCTGCAGGTTCTTCCCGTGCTAGTTCTCCAGGAGGAAAACAAAATTACATGAAAAACATGGGTTCTATTTATAGAAATAAGGATAAACTAGTTAAAGTTAAAATGTTTGATAACGATGATGATAGCGATAGTAAAAAGAGTGGTAGAAGCAGAGCGAGTGCTAAAAGTTATTCTAGTTCTGCAAGTGCAGAAAGCGGTGATACTGCAGAAAGCGGCGAAAGCGGCGAAAGTGGCGAAAGCGGAGAAAGCGGCGAAAGTGGCGAAAGTGGCGAAAGTGGCGAAAGCGGCGAAAGCGGTGAAAGTGGCGAAAGCAGAGATAGTGAAGGGAGTGATAGAAGATTATCAAGAGGAGGAAAATATTCAAATGAAAGAAAGAAATATTTAAATCCAAAAGAGTTGCTTAAACTAGAACTAAATGAAAAAAGAGAAATAATATATCAACTTGATAGATTACAATCTAAGGGTTTTAAAGTTCCTTTTAATTTTAATATGAATTCTGACCTTGAAGAAATGAGGACCGAATATAACAGAATAATTAGAGAAAAAGAGTTGGATGGAAGTATTCGTTTTCAACAAAAAATGCTAATGGCATTTATATCAGGTACAGAATATTTGAATAGTAGATACGATCCTTTAGCAATTCGTCTTGATGGATGGTCTGAACAAGTTAATGAAAATATTAATGATTACGATGATATTTTCGAAGAGTTGCATTATAAATATAAGGCGACTGGTAAAAAAATGGCGCCTGAATTAAGATTGTTTTTATCTCTATCAGGTAGCGCATTTATGTTTCATTTGACAAGTAGAATGTTCAAAGAACAACCTCTGCCTGATATTGAAAATGTCTTGAAATCTAACCCAGAATTAATGAAACAATTTCAAAATGCGGCGGCAAAACAATATATAATTGGTAACGAACAACCAACGCCTCAAATGTCACAAAACAGGGGTTCTGGAAATGATAGTATGGGACTATTTAATATGGTAAGTAGTCTATTTGGTTCTTTAAGTAGCGAACCTCAACAATCTAGTATGCCAATGTATCAACAATCACCTCAAATGCAACAATCGCAAAGAATGCAACAATTTAATCCACAATCACAAAATTCTAGAAAACCTGCCGAAGATATTGATAATATTATAAGAAATGTTCATAGTAAAATTTCAATAGATGATAGCGATAATAATATAGAGACACTTTCTGTTAGTGACGAAGAAATAACTTCTATTATAGAAGATACAGCAGATGTTCAAATATTAAAAGGTAAAGGTCGTCCTAAAAAAGGCGTTCGAACTCTAAATATTTAATTATATTTTAATAATTATAATAAAAATAATAATTATTGCAATAATATAATTATGCAATTATGCAATTAATTTATTTTCTATTTTTTCTTAAATTTGTTATCTTTTTAGCAGAGTTTTTAACAAAGCTGCCAACATCTTTAACAGATTTTACAATTCTATCAGGAGTGCGTTGTAAGGTTCTCATCGGGTTGCTTATAGTTTCCTCAATTTCATCTTCAAATACTTCAATTCTATTTAATAGATTGCTTAGGGTGCTTAATAATATAGGTATAATTATTATGGTGAATAGTAGAGTTAAGAATAAGAATAGAGATATCATAGTTCCTACCGATATTATGTCTCTGCTTATATCTTCCGAGCATTTGCATTTTTCATTAGTTAAATATCTAACATAATCAAAGGCATAGTATATGTATACTACAAACATTAAGAAGAATATGAAAGTAGCAATTGAGAGTAATTGAACTACTACATATCCCATGCTTTTAGCGACACTAGTCAGCGATATAAATGAAGTTATTAAGAAATACGCTAATGCTATTATTGTAAAGTTTTTGATAAATTCTTTGTTAGGGTGTTCTGAACATTCACACCCCATATTCTCTAGTTTATAAATGTAACTTAATATTATTAATAATAATATAGCAAATATTGCTTGAATTAATGCACTACTATAAAAAGACAGACTATTATTACTTTCTTTCATTATACTATTTCTTGCTCTATACTATTATATAGAAATAATTTTTTTATAATTCAATAATATTATAAATAAAAAATTTCGTCGAACTATCAAAATTTTTTATATCTATATTTTTAATTTTATCAATAATTTCCGGATATTTTTTAATAGATAATAATTTATAAATTTGTTCTAACAATATATCAATTATATATTTATGGACATCTTCATTTATTATATTGATTACATGTTCAAAAATATTATTCAATAATACAATTAATTCTTCGTTTTTATATTTCGCCCATACTTTATTCATATTATGAATGTTTTTTTTCCATTTAATATAGTCACAATACATATCATATTCATCATTTAGTAACAATAAATTATTTTCATATACATATGCCGGAGGGTTCCATTCTTTATTATTTAAATAATTATCCCAAATTTTATTAATATTTAATACAACATAGTCTTTATCAAATAAATCTAATAAGTTACAATATATGTCATCTTCGCTTGTTTTTATATAGTTCAAAACAATATTAAATAGTTCTTCCAATATTTCATTTTTATTAATGATATTTTTTATTTTTTCGTATATATTTTCCTTATTTTTATGCGATAGTTTATTTAAATAACCTATTAAACTCCTTTTAATCTCCGAAGTTTTAGAAAATTCAGGTATTATTATATGAAACCTAATTTTAGATTTAGGTTTATTATATTTATCTTTATTATTATATATTTTCTTTGCCCATATCATTTTAGGGTCATAAAATGAGTTAAAGCATGTATATGTTTTTTTAATATCGGTAACCTTATCTAAAATATTTTCAGGAATATCAGTTATATTGTTATATTCATTTTTAAATTGTTCTATATTAATCTTTATGATTTGTTCGCTCATTATATTTAATTATAAAAAATAATCTTATATATTGAATAATTTAAAAATGAGTACATAATTTTATTTTTTCTATTTTTTAAATAAACCTTTTAAAATTTCTAAATATTTCTAATTATGTACTCATTTTTGTAAAGTTATAATATACATAAAGCAGAGACACTAATTAATAATAAATATGTACAAGATATTAGATACACTAGATGAACTATATACTAATAATTTAGTTTATAGAACAATAATTGTCTGTAATAATACGGACGATTATAAATATATTTTAAATAAGAACAACTATGATGTATATGTTTTAGATAATTATAATGAAAATTTAAATTACGATTCATTAGACATTAGAATTTTTTTAATATCTAAAGAAAAATTCATTAAGTTTATAGAAGATTATAATAAAACATCAGTAGATATCTGCTTTTATACATCAGTAGTATTTGAACCAGAAAAAGACGGGACTAGTGAACTTAAAAATACATACAATAAAATATGTAAAAATACTACCCTAATAGTAGATATGTTATAATGTAATAAATAAAAAATTGACACGTTTATTAGTATATTAATTACCTTATATTATGAACAAATTTCATAATGCAACAGGTGACATTTCTGGAATATCTAATATTACAGAACTATTTAATAACTCCTCTGTAAAAAAATGGATTAAATTAATCTCTGTCGATAAAACTATCTTATTTGATGAGTACAATAGAAAGGAGTATTTTACAAAAGTAGCTGATATTGTATTAGATAAAGAAGTAAACATTACAGGTAGTAATGTAGGAAATAAAAAAAGAAATTCATTAATTCAATTTATTCCTTCTATAGATGCTAATGATTATAAGAAAAAAACTGAATGGTTATATTTATTCCTAATAAATAATAGGATTGTAAAAATTGGCGGAACTAGAACAGGTCTAAAAGAAAGGACAGGATCTTATCTTTGTGGACATCACGTAGAAGAAAGAGGTAAGTCAGGAGATTGTTCTAAAACAAATGGATTCATTTATAATACATTTGAATTTTATCTAAATTTAGGTTGTAAAATGCAAATGTATGCTTATCAATTGCCAAAAACTGAATTTAATATTGAAATATTAGGTAAAGATACAAAAGTAAAAGCACAAACCTATCATGCTTATGAAAGTGCATTCATAAAATATTACGAACAAAATTACAATGAAAAACCTATATTATGCTGCAATAGTGATCCGGATTATTAAATGTTAGTGGATATGTAATAAATCTCGTCATTAGTAATATTAAAATAATTATATAGTTCTTTATGATTACCTGAATATTCTATAGATGGTATGGGAAAACTTTGCAATATTCTTATGTTATTAAAATTTCCCCATCGACATATATTATTTATAAAGATATATAGAGGATGTTGTAATATTTGTAAGTATTTTTTTGCCTGTTCTTCATCGTCACATAGTATAAATACAATAGATTGTGTCATACCGCAATTATCAATAAAGACGCTATATTTATCTGTAGTAGATATGAAAACTTTGTATCCTTCTTGAAACTTATGGGGTTTAGAAGAATATACTGTTTGACTAGGTGTATGTATTAATTTATATTTATATTCCTCATTTTTTTCATCACGAATAAAGTCGCTTTTTGTATATTTATGTAAATAACTACTTGTTTTAATTTCGAATTTAGGCAATTCTGTATTGTCTACAGTTTTTGCTAATATATTTTGCACAACCTGATTATATAATAAAGGGATGTATTTACGAGGTTTTGATATAACAGAACTAACATATTCCTTCTTTTTCCATATACCTGAAACATTTATATTCTTATAAAATGGACAATTTTGAATTATATACCAAGTAAAACTAGAACCTATTTTTTTGAAATACTTTTTAGCAGTATGTATATCTAAATGAACTATTTGCATCGATGTAATAATTTCAATTAATACATTTCTATCAGCATAAGACATCCAATTATCAGGTGTTATAAATAATAAGTAACCATTCGGTTTAAGTTGCGATAAAGACTTTTCAATAAAATCTTTAATAAGATTATGATTTTTAGAAGCTCTTTTTCCATTTTCTAAAATTTTTGCATAAGGAGGATTTGCAACTATTAAATCATATTTTTTATCACTATTGTGCACAATAAAATCGTAATTACTTATTTGTAATTTATATTTTTCGCTGCAAAATACACGACGAACATTTTCCAATCTATTTTCATTAATATCATTAAATTCTAATATATTTTCCAAAATTTGTTTTTTATCATGATACTTTAATAACTCAAATAAAATAGGGATACTAAAATTACCATTACCACAACAAGGATCTAATATTAACAAATCGTTTTTTTTCCATAATTCTTCAGGTATTTTTGTAATCATATCGCTTATGCAACCAATTGGTGTGGGTTCGTCATTAGTAGATTTATACGTGC